GGAACCCAGAAGGTTCCCCACCCGACGATGCCAATCGTCACTCTCTATCACTGTGTATAGAAGAGTTTGCTTCTTTATCATACGGAGGATGGAATGCCATACTATCGGGAGTACTTTCACAACCGCTCCGGCCTGCATACAACGCAGACTAACGGAGGGGCCGTGTCAGAATACCCGTTGGTATTTGAGGATGCTGTGTTAACGGGATGGAGATCCCACGCGCACAGCGACGCCTACTGGTCGACCGAGGTCGACCCGAAGGTGTTTGATCCTTATGCTTACTTCTTGGAACAAGGTTCCAAGACCAAATACGCAAAGCGACTTGCCGAGCGTAATATGGTGGCTGAAGGTGACCCCGATCGGGGTCATGCCTTTGAGCTTAGTAAGTATACCTTGAGTTCATCTCTTCCCGTCGCGACTCGTGTTTCTAAGTCGGTCGGGCTCAGCGTGCAGAACCGGGTTATCACTAACCCTATGTTCGGCATGTCTGGGGTGTCTACGTATAGGAAACTGGCCAATCCAGCCAGTCAGCTCCCAACGTTCGCACAACAGGCGTACTCACGTGTGGCACCCACTGCGAAGGTGTTTGATGCAGCCCAGTTCCTTGGAGAGCTCCGCGAGGGGCTCCCAACTCTGGCAATACTCTCTCTCAAGAGTGGTGCCAAGTTTTACAAGGGACTAGGGTCAGATTACCTGAACGTTGAATTCGGCTGGAAGCCGTTCCTCAACGATCTCATCAACATGGGTAAGGCGCTTTCGGGCGCCACCAACACGCTTTCTGGAAACGGTAATCGTGTTCATCGCAGCTATGGAACACCGACTGTTTACACCAGTGACAACAGGTCAAGCGATGTGGTTTCGAACCTCACCGATTGGCTTGGACATCCTGGACAGAGGGAAGCAGCTTTCGGGCTGCCTACTCTTCCTCTGGGTAATGGTCAGGCCCCGTCAGGGACCTACTATTACTTGCAAACAACGGAACGCCGCCAGTGGTTCGAAGGTGAGTTCACTAACTTCTTCAGACTTGGTTTTGACCCATCCTCTTTCTTGGATAGGTTAGACCAGCTGATTAATGTTAAGATGACTCCTTCGGTCCTCTGGGAGCTAGCTCCATGGTCCTGGCTTGTCGATTGGCATCTCCGAATAGGAGATTCCATCCGCGCCCAGGAATTGGTCGCGAACGACTTGCTTGTCATGCATTATGGATATGCAATGGAACATACAGTTCTTAGCGAGCTGATGTCCATTGACTTGTCCAGCAATGCACGCACAAACCCAGGTTCGTCTACGTACGTCTACTGGCCGGGACTTCCGGACAGCGTATCGTACGTGACGCGCTCTGAGTACAAGCGTCGCATTCGTGCAAACCCGTATGGTTTCAGAACAGGAGGAACATCAGGCCTATCCGTAGGTCAGTTGGGAATCCTCGGCGCACTAGGGCTCACGAGGCTCAAGTGAAAGTTGTGGTTCGGTACTTCAATCCGAACTTCTTCCACCCAATCCAAACATCAACAACGGAGGGCTCTCATGCTCACTGACCCGATTTCGCTCAAGGTGAACAACGTCGCCACTAACCACCCTCGGGTGGCTATTGGCAACGAGCAGAATACTTATTCTGTCGCTGATGGGACCTCACAGGTCCGCGTCGGCGGTTCTACCTCGAGCAAGCGAACCAGAAAGTTCATGTCGAACACATCGACGAAGATCGCTGCTGACCCCCTCACGGCGGTCAATCAGTCGGTCAACGCGGTGTGCACCATCAGCTTGACTGCACCCCCTTGGGGGTTCACTCAGGCCCAGCTCAAGCAACTCGTGCTTGATACGGTGGACTTCTGGACCGCTTCCACTGGCGCAAACACTGACAAGATCCTTGGCGGTGAGCGTTGACCGGAGAACTTGTTCTCGTATTCGGAACGCTCATTACCTCGATTCTCATCACTGTTTGCATTGTGGGAGTTGCATTTGCTGCGGCCCGAAAGCCGTAGCGCGCAACTATAGGTGGGTCAGAGACTAGTAGAGCAGGATCAACTACCCTGGAAGGGGCGTGATGAAAAGCCTACTAACTCTCCACACAACAATGCTGGCCTCAGTGGCCAGACACTGCTCGATTGGCATCGACTTGGATGTCTCGTACATTCAAGCACGATGGGAAGAAGAAGGTGATTCGTTTCTTACGATCACCCTGCCGAAGTTCGCCAAAACTCTCGAAAGAGCGTTGGACGCGGGCTCCTGGCCGGCTCATGAACCTCTCGGTTTTAAGAGGTCCAAAGGGCTCCCGGTTTTTATGACGGGTTTCCTTAGCCGAATCTTCCACAAGAACGGAACGCTGTTGGACGTCCCAGATGCACAGTGCATCTGGGCTATACGACAGGTATGCTACCTGTCGCATAAAATCGAACGCGAATGTACCCCCAAAAGGGTTGCAGACGCGCTCGACCAATTCGTCCGTACCGACAGTGAGCTTCTAGGTTTGCCCGGTCGCCTTGACCGGAAGCGTCTTGATTCGTTCAGACGCACATCCTATAGGCTCTTTGGAGACATGTTTTCATATCTAGAGACCAAGGTCGCTAGTTTTGAACTTGTCCCCAAGCATGGATCTGGAGCAGTCGCAGAGTCAATCTCTCACGCAGAGAAACGCTCTTATGACTACTGGACAGAACGCCTCGAAAGCGTCTTCCCCAGGTGGAGGTATTCCGTTAATTGCGAATACACCCAGCACTCTTTCATGCCTGTTCCCATTGAATCTGAGATACCCGTCCGGGTAGTCTCAGTGCCTAAAACCCAGTCCACACCACGTATTATCGCTATTGAGCCCTCGTCTATGCAGTACGCACAGCAAGGTCTCAAACGCGAAATCTACGAATGGATCGGACGTAGTACCCTCGAGAAGGTACTAGGTTTTCAGGACCAGCAACGTAATCAGCACCTCGCAAAGAAATCGAGCATAGACCATACTCTGGCTACGCTCGACCTCTCAGAGGCATCTGACCGCGTACACTGGTTCCTCGTGAAGGTTATGCTTGAGCGATTTCCGCATCTCTGGGATTTCGTTTGGGCAACACGTTCACACATGGCGCAAATTCCTGAAGTGGGAGTTATTCCGCTTCAGAAGTTTGCTTCAATGGGATCTGCTCTGACATTCCCCATCGAGGCAATGGTCTTTACGACATTGGCTCTATGTGGTATCGAAGACAGACGGAACAGCCGACTGACTGTCCAGGAACTTCCTGGACTCTTGTCTGTCTATGGGGATGACATCATTGTCCCCATAGACTCAGTCGATTGCGTTGTCGATTGGCTAGAACACTTCGGTGCGAAAGTTAATCGAGCCAAGTCTTTCTGGAGCGGAAGCTTTAGAGAGTCATGTGGTGCGGAATATTACGCGGGGACCGAGGTCTCCGTCGTAAGAATCCGCCATGAGCTCCCGAGCTCACGCAATGATGCAGCTGAAATTGCCTCCCTGGTAGATTTCCGCAACCGGTGTTACCTAGCCGGTTTGTGGATTCTGGTGGCGGAACTCGATGAGGAACTGGAAGCCCTCATCCGTCTCCCTAAGTCCAGGGTGTCTCTAGAAGATACTGCAGATAGTGTCTCACATGAAAGTGTGGGATACCTGGCGCAGTTTACCTTCCTGAATGTGATACATCGGAAAATCAGCTGGGAAGCTGATTACCAGTATTACACCAGGCGCGTACCTGTTCTCGTTCCCCGCGGCGTTGAATACCGTGTGGATGGAGAAGCAGGTCTCCTAGAGTGGTTCCATGATTCTCTTCGCCGAAGGGATCTTGTGGATCGCTATGCCAGCAAAGAACGTCCTGTATCGTTCAGCATCAAATACAGGGGCTCCGCCATCTAGCGATGTCGGAGGACGGTTAACCATACCGTCTGCGGGATCAAGTCTCTGACTTGATTTTGG